GATTAGCCGCTTCATGTCTTCATCCGAGCCGGTGACATCAACGACTAGTCGCTGAGATCCACCCTGCCCGTTTACGCCCTGTACCCGAGCGGCGTTTAGCATGCCGTTCAGCTTGGACAGCGGGAGGACAGCCTCGTTCTCGCGGCCCTCACCGATCATCGCCATGGTCGGCCCAGTGGTGACACCACCAGTTGCCAGATACGGGATGTTCGGAGTTCCGAGAGTGATGCTCGGGATGTCAACGCCCATGATCGACCCGCCACCGATGGTGAATGACAGATTGTTCCAACCACGGATTACGAAGTTGACAGCGTCCTTGAACCCTTGCTTTAGGCCGTCCCACATGCCACGCAGCGCGCTGGAAATCCGGCCGGGAATGCTCTTGAACCAACCAACCAGGTCATTCCACTTCTGCTTGACCCATGCGGCGCCGGTCGAGACCCATCCGGGAATGGTCTGCGTGAAGAACCGGCCGAGGGGCGCGAACACGTTGGAGACTAGGTAGTTCCAACCGGCCAGGAACCCGGCCTTAATCAGGGTCCACGCCTGTAGAAGACGCTCCTTCACGGCTTCCCAGTTCGCCGCCAGTGCAATGACGATGGCGATGATCAGCACGATAAGGCCAATGATCCAAAAGATGGGGTTAGCCAGCATCGCGGAGTTCATTGCCCACACAGCGATAGCCGCGAGGCCGAATGCAACAGCCAGTCCGAGCAGCGCCGCAGCGACGATCTTCACTACTTCCGGATGGGCAGTCATGAAGTCGCCTAGCCACTGCAACGCAGGCTGTAGGGCCGTGCCGATGGTGGTGGCCATGGAGCGCCAGACCACATCAAGGGACTGCGTCGCCGACATGCTCTGAGTTGCCTTGGCCGCTGAGCCTGCCGCCTTATCCATGCCCGATGCCGCAGCAGCAGCCGCAGGGTTCATCGCGAACAGCGCGTCCGTCTGCTCTCCGGCCATGTCGCCGAATAGCTGAACGGCTAGCTGAGCCTGCTTGGCCGGATCCTTGACACCCTGGATAGCCGTGATGGCGTCACCCATGGCGGTCTCGGCATCCTTACCGCCAGCCTTTAGCCGCGTGAACATATCCGAGGAATCGAGACCCAGAGACTTGAATGCGGTAGCAGCCTGCGCCGTGTTCTCCGTAGTGATACGGCCGAATTCGTGGATGATGTCGGCGGCCTGGTCGATGTCCTTACCACCGGCCTTGACGTACTGAGACAGCATGCCGAACGCGTCGGCGCCGCTGATACCCAGTCGCTTGAACTGCTGTCCGTACTCGCCGACCACTTCAGTGATGTCGCCAACCATGGACTTGGGCAGCGTCTTGGAAGCCTGCGTCAGTAGGTCGAATGCCTCGGTGCCATCCTTGGCCAGGCCGTTGGAAATCATCTTGCCTGCGGCCGTGGCAGCGTCGGCAACGTCTACGCCTAGCGCGTTAGCAACCGTCAGAGCGTCTTCGGTCATCTGCGTGGTCTCGGCCTCGGTCATGGAACCCAAGCCCTTTAGCGCCTGCGTGACAGCGCCAACGGCGTCACCCACTTCAGTGATGGACTCGCCAAACCCACCACTGTAGACAGCACCAGCAGCCTTACCGGCTGTGGCCGCTTCAGACTCGGTCAGGCCGTACTGACTCTGAAGCGTGGAGTTCACCGCAGTTAGGTCTACGCCTGCCTGCAATCCCTCAGAAAAGAGTGCGCCCACGCCTACGCCAGCAGCGAGACCGGCCGCACCCTTTCCCAGTTCGCCTAGCTTGCTGTTAGCACGCTGGACACCGTCATCCATTCCGCTTTCTAGCTCGCTGGTATCAACCCCGATGGAAACCATTAGGTCGTCTAGGGTCACTTCTCTGTGCCTCCAATCTGGCGGTTGTACGTCTTGACAGCGGAAAGCATTTCCCGCCAGTCCTGCCGTTGCCCCCGGTCCCACTTAGGCATGAAGTCCTTGGGGGTCGAAGCCTTGGTGCCCTTACCACGGGCAGTGTTGGCAACGGTCGCCGTCAACATGGCAATCAGAGAGTCCATGCGCTCAGGACCCAACGGCCCCGAAACCATTTCGTACGCCATCCAATCCGTGATCTCACGGGAAGAGACGCGCGCGAGTAGTTCCGGGACCGTGTACCCGAGATGTGCTGCTAGTCGGAAGTAGAACCGGTGCTCAGGGTCTTCTCGGATTTTCCCGCCGCAGCCTCCACGTCTTCCTTTCGGAGACCGGAGAGCCGCATGGCGATATCGCCGAGCCGGTCAAGAACAGCGCCGGACTTGGCCGATAGAGCCTTGATGTCCTTGTCACTGAACAGACGCTCGCCGGACTCGTCGATGAGACAGCGAGAGATCAGCTTTGCTAGCTGGTCCTGCATGTTGAGCCGCTGAACAGTGCCGTTCGGACTGAGCACGACCATGGAAGCCTGGTAGGAGTTGCGGTCAGCGCCGGTCATACCTGCGATGCGGACAGTGCCGCCCCACTCGGGAACGTCAACGTCCTCGTAGTGCTTGTCTTCGGCGCCTAGGATGGCGTCACGGTTGAGCATGGACATTGATCAGGCTCCAGGGGTGATGGTCGGCTTGCCGGTGACCTTCCAAGTCAGCGTGGCCGCTAGCTTGTCGTCGTACGGGGCGTCGGGCTCGAAACCAGTAAGGATCGCGCCGAACTTCCACGTGGTTCCGTCGGGGAAAACGATCTGGTAGTTGCGAGGAGCCGTGTCCTCAAAGTCTGCGACCAGCGCGTCATGGTTGGTGGGCTGGTAGTTGACATCAGCGGAGCACTCGCCCGGGTCCTTAAGGCCGCCCGCAAATTCCTGCCACCCGCCCACGCTGCTGTGAGAGGTGACGTCGAGCGTCTCTCGGCTAATGCCGGGCGGGGTCAGCGAGGTGACGTCAGCAATCGTGGTGAAGATCTCGGTTCCTGCCCCGTTGCCACGCTTCAGTAGGGTTCCGAACGCGTTGATTCCAGACATGTGTTACTCCTCCGTGATGACGGTAAAGCTGATGACGATGTGGCGAATGTCCCCCGGAGGCTCCGGGTCAACAAGCGTTTGAGTTGATGTGTAGCGGGTGGCGATGTGCACGTACCCACTGACATTGAGGGGCTTTAGGTCGAGCAGCTCAGTAACCTTGTTGGCCAGTGCCAGACCCTCGGAGAATCCGTGAGCCTGCGACCAAACATGGATAGTGGCCAGGGTCGACCAGCCACGGGAAGCCAGGCTGTTGTCCTCAGCGTCTGAGGCTTCGCCAATACGGATGTACGGGAATGCCGTTCCGTCCGGTACGTAGTCAAACACCTTGCCTGCGAGCAGCGGATCAGCGTTCAGCTTGGCGTAGATGGCGGACTGAATCGCGAACAGCGGGATCATCCGTTGATCACTGCGTTGATGGCGTCTCCAATCCGGCGAACTATCTTGCGCTTCTCAGCGTTGAAGGCGGGGCCGAGTGCGGGGCGGGCGGGCATGGCTTGTGTGCCGAACTCCTGCCACACGGCGTACCGGTCATCCCGGTCCTTCCAGCCAATCTCTGACTTGATCTTCGCGCCGTCCGACATGGTGTAGTCCAGAGAACTCTTTAGATTCCCGGTGTCGACGTGGACCCGTCGCTGTGCGTTGGCTACTACTTCCTTGGACGCTTCCTCAACCGCCTTACGGACGGCCTGATGCAACCGGCTAGTGGTGTGCTCCAACTGCTTGAGCAGAGCCTCACTACCGCTGATAGTCACGGATACACCGGACCGACCACCAGCGGCGCGCGGGTGCCTACCCATGTTGGGTCAGCTCGACATCAGCGCGTATGTAGATGGGGCGGGACGGCTCGAACACCGAGAGCACGCGGAAGACTTGGGCACCATGGCGGATCTCATCTCCCCTGCGCACGTTGATAGTTGGTGGCATGTGGATGTTGTGTGAGTGCAGTGATTGACCCTGGTCGGCGAGCATGCGCTCAGATGCCGAGGGCTGACTGATCATCGCGCGCGACTCCCCCACTTGAACCAGCGAGGTGACCTCTCCCCCGGCCCCATCCGGCACAGTCGAAACGCGCCAGATGGTAACCGAGGAATTCAAGAGGCTGTTGACGCCCATCATCCAGCCTGAATGACGCCCACCGTGACCGAGGTAACGGCGCTGTAGGTGACGTTCGCGCGGCCGGTAACCGGGTCACGGTAGATGGCGTCCAGCGGAATGAAGCCACTACCGCCAGCCGGAACGGACAGGGCGGCATCGGCGATGTCGAGACCCTTTACAGTGCCGGGCGTAACCACAGTGACAGTGATCGGGGACGCACCGCCGTTACGGACGGCGAGGAAATACGTCTTGTCGATGGGGGCCTGATCGCCACCCGCAGACGCGCTTGCGAAGGTCGGCGCAGCGCCACTAGTCGGGACAGTCTGAACGGTGAGAATTGCCATGTGCCATGTTCCTTAATGGTTGTGGTGGTGTCGATTCACAGCGAGCGCACCGTGACCCCGGCGCCATTGCCGAATCGAGCAGCGAGGCGGTTGCGCTGATACTCAGACAGGCACATGGTTCCGGTCTCGGCGTCCGAGTAGGTAACCGAGTAGTCGCCGATACGCTCGGACGTGATGCCGCGCGAGACAACGTCACCGCTGCGGAGTGCTACTAGCTCTTGGCCGACCAGGCGACAGACGATGTCGACGATGTCAGCAGGTACGACGGGCAGACCATGCATGTACGTGACGACTACTTCCGTACCGTAGTCAAAGCCACAGGAGCGCGATAGAGAGCCGCTCAGTAGC